ATAAGATTGCTTATTATTTCGAGCAGAGCAAGAAGTATCTGGATGCCGTGAATGTGCCTGCTGAGCGTAAGGAGGAATTGGCAAAGTATGCTCAGAAAATGATGAAGCGACAGTACTAATTTCAAAGTTCAATGTTCAAAGTAATAGATACACATACGCATTTTGATGCGGAAGAATTTGATGAGGATAGGGCGGAGGCTTTCGCCCGAGCTAAAGAAGCGGGGGTAGGTAAGGTGTTCCTGCCTGCCATCGATGTGAAGACTACGCACGCTGTGCTGGCTCTGAGCCGGGAATATCCGGGCTACGCCTATCCTATGATTGGCTTGCATCCTGAAGAGGTGAAGGAAGACTGGAAGGAGCAGCTGGCTGAACTCCGGAAGATACTGGAGGAGCATCGCATGACGGGAAATGCTGGGCAGACGGCTGATTCTCCACTGATTTCTGACTTTATCGCTGTGGGCGAGGTAGGACTGGATTATTACTGGAGCCGTGAGTTCGAGCATGAGCAGCTGGAGGCTTTTGAGGAACAGGTGAAGTGGGCGATAGAGACCCGCTTGCCATTGATGATTCATTGCCGCAAGGCACAGAACGAGATGGTGCATCTGCTCAGACAGTATCAGAAAGACCTGCCGGGCGGCGTGTTCCATTGCTTTACCGGCAATCAGAAGGAGGCAGAGGAACTCCTCTCGTTCGATAACTTCGTGCTGGGCATCGGTGGAGTTTCTACCTTCAAGAGCAGTCATTTGCGTGAAGACCTCCCTGCCGTGGTTCCGATGAACCGCATTGTTTTGGAAACCGACTCTCCATACATGGCTCCCGTTCCATATCGCGGAAAGCGCAATGAGAGCGCCTTCGTGGTAGAAGTACTTAAAACCTTGGCAAAAGCCTACAACGTGAGCGAAGAAAAGTTTGCAGAACAGACGAATAAAAATGTAGAAAGTGTCTTTCACTTCTAGGGAAATGCCCCACACGCCCTGAAGACTCAAAGCTCTAGAAGCAGCACGCCCTGAAAGGGCAGAAGCTCCTAGCCCAGGGCAACACCCTGGGTTATAATGGCAATCAGCAAAGCGCCCTGTAAGGGCAAAAGCTTTTGTAAATATATAAAATTTAATAAAAATAAATCCTAAACCAACTATTCATTATGACTAGAAAAATGTTGATGGCAGCCCTCCTGATGGCTGCATTTGCACAGGGCACTCAGGCACAAGACCTGAGCGGCCAGCGTTCTGAAAAGCAGGACGTAAACATGATTCCGGGTAAGAAACTGGATCATCACGGACTCATCGTGAGCCCTACACCACATCTCCTGAATGTGGATGCTGCTAACCGACTCGACCTGCAGAAGGGTGTCAAGGTGATTGACAAGAAAGGTAAGTTTGCTGATGATGTGAAGTTCCTGACCGCTAACGCCAAGGGCATTCGCCTGACCATCGATTTCGGTGAGAAGCTTGCTGCCAAGGCTGGCGTGAAGCCTGTATCGGGTGCTTACAGCCTGAAGGCTGATGCCAAAGGTATCCAGATTGTGGGATACGATGAGCGTGGCGCTTTCTATGGCTTGCAGACCTTGCGCCAGATTGTAAACAGCGAGATGGCAAAGGGCCAGATGCCTTATACCACTTGCAACGACTACCCTGATCTTCCAAACCGTGGTGTGGTAGAAGGCTTCTATGGCGAGCCTTGGTCTCATCAGGTGCGTCTTTCCCTCATCGACTATTATGGAAAGAACAAGATGAACACCTATCTCTATGGCCCTAAGGACGACCCTTATCACAGCTGTCCTAACTGGCGTCTGCCTTATCCAGAGAAAGAGGCTAAGAACATCAGCGAACTCGTTCAGGCTTGCCGCCGCAACCGTGTAGATTTCGTGTGGGCTATCCATCCAGGACAGGATATCAAGTGGAACGAGGAAGACTATCAGAACCTGGTTCACAAGCTCGATCTGATGTACGACCTCGGTGTGCGCTCTTTCGCCATCTTCTTTGATGATATTTCGGGCGAGGGTGCCAACCCAGTGAAGCAGTCGGAACTCCTGAACCGCCTGGCAAAGGAATTTGTGAAGGCTAAGGGCGATGTTACACCGCTCGTGATGTGTCCTACCGATTATACCCGTCTCTGGGCGAATCCAAAACCAACCGGTTCTCTGGCTATCTTCGGTAATACCCTCGATCCATCTATCAATGTATTCTGGACGGGTGATGTGGTATGTAGTGACTTGACCCGCGAGACCCTCGACTGGGTGAACTCCCGCATCAAGCGCCCTGCTTATTACTGGTGGAACTTCCCTGTAACCGATTATGCACGCCATATCATCATGCAGGGTCCTACCTATGGTTTGCAGACCGACCTGACCAACAAGGATCTCTGCGGCTTCGTAAGCAACCCTATGGAGCACGGAGAGGCTTCTAAGCTGGCTCTCTATGGTGTGGCTGATTATGCATGGAACATCGCCAACTATAATCCGTTGGACAACTGGGAGCGTGGCCTGGTAGATCTCACTCCTGAGGCACACGAGGCATATCGCACCTTCGCCATGCACTCTTGCGATACCGAGACCGGTTATCGCCGCATCGAGTCATGGGAGACCAAGAGCTTCCGCATCGACAACTTCACCGATGCTCAGTTCAATGCTCTGCAGAATGAGTTTGTAAGAGTAAAGAATGCACCAGCCCAGATGGAGGCAAACTGCAAGAATGCCCTGCTGATGAAGGAACTCCGCCCATGGTTGACAGAGTTTGGCAAGTTGGGTGAGCGTGGCTTGAAGACCATGAGTCTTATCAAGGAATATAAGGCTGGTAACGACCAGGCATTCTGGGAGGGCTACGTAAACAACCGCATGAGCAAGGAAGACGTGGCTGCCTACGAGAAGCATAAGTCTGGAACCATGGTATTGCAGCCATTCTACGAGCAGTCTATGGACGATATGGCATCTGGCTTCTTCAAGAAGTTGACCGGTAAGGTTCCTGCCTTCTATAAGGGTATCGGTACCTATGCCACTTTGAAAACCACCCAGAGCAAGGCAATGTTCGACAACGATTCTACCACCTATTATACATCGGGTAACGGTCAGAATACAGGCGACTGGATTGGTGCTGACCTGGGCTGCGTTCGTCAGGTATCAGAGGTAAGAATCCTCCAGGGCCGTAACTCTGTGGATGATGTAGATTACTTCGACAACACCGTATTGGAATATTCTGTAGACAGAAAGGAATGGAAGGCGCTGACAGGCGAGTTGAAGAAGCAGTATATCATCAACTGGAAGACCGATTCTCCTGTTGAGGCCCGTTATATCCGTATCAAGAAGTTGAAGTCAGACAAGCGCAACTGGGCAGCTGTCCGCACCTTCGAGGTGAATCCAACCACTCCAGAGCGTTTGAACTTCCCAGTAGAGGCTGACAATCTGGAGGCAGCGATGTATGGTTTCGATGAGAATCCATGCACCTCATTCACCAACAAGGGCACCCTTACCATGGGTATTGAGAAGGATGTAAAGAGTTACACCCTGCTGTTGAAGTTGGCTCCAGGCAAATCATTGGTATGTCGCCAGCTGAACGCCAAGGGCAAGGTTCTTGCCACTACCACCATCGACAGTTCATTCTGCAAGGTGGAATTGGTGAAGAAGGCTGCCAAGCTTCAGATAGAAGGCTCTGCAGAAATCTTCGAGATTATTCCTGAGAAGTAAAGGACTGAACTTTCGCAAGCGGGGAAGTCCGCTAGGTGTCTCGCCAGATTGTAAATCTGTCGGGACGCCTAGCGAGCTTGTACTCTTGGAGACGCCATACGCCCTGAAAGGGCAGAAGCTCCTAGCCAAGGGCAACACCCTGGGTTAAATATGCAACCAACAAGGCGCCCTGAAAGGGCAAAAGCTTTAAAATAGATGCTTTTGTCCTTTCAGGGCGCTTGTTTTATGTCATCTCTAGTTAAAGAAATGTAAAAAGCAAACGAATATGTGGATTTTCGAATAAAAAGTGATAATTTTGTACTTCGAAACAGGAAAGGTGCTCGAGTGGCTGAAGAGGCACGCCTGGAAAGCGTGTATTCCCCTAAAGGGAATCGGGGGTTCGAATCCCCCTCTTTCCGCAGAAATCACTGAAAATTAGGTGTTTCCAAAACATCGTATTTTATCCAACTAAGTAGAATCCTGCACATTCTTGCACATTTTTGCACATTTTTGCACAATTCTGCTTGCAAATAGCTTGCAAATGATAACAACGAAACTATACTTAGATACAAGAGCGGTCAAGGACGGAGAGCCTGCACCGCTCAAAGTTGCCATTACGAAGAAGCGACAGGCAGCTTATATTCCTCTTGGTGTCAAATTGAAAAAGGAACAATGGGATGTCAAGAAACAAAGAATAGTTGATGCGCCAAACAAGCAGAGATTGGAAATATTTGTCAAGAACAAATTGGTAGAGATTGAAAATGCTATATTGGAACTGCAGATGAAGGGAGAACTTACTAAACAGACTTCAACGCAGATAAAGAATAAGGTTGTGGCCTATCTAGACCCTGATGTTAAGAAGAAAGACTTATTTATAAATAGGTATATAGAATATATGAATAGTCGTTCAGCACAAAGGACCAGGGAAATATATGCAACCACTTTGAAGAAGATGCGCGATTTCGATAGCAAGGTAGATACCTACGCTTTTGAAGATATCTCAAAGGATTGGCTGAAAAGGTTGGATGCCGAGTTGGTAAGACAAGGGTTAAAGAAGAACTCCAGGAATATACATTTCAGAAACATACGTGCCGTTTTCAACGATGCTATCGATAATGAGATAACCAGCCATTATCCGATGAGAACATTCGATATAAATCCGGAACAGACAGAAAAACGTTCTCTTTCTGTAGATGAACTACGTACCTTATTTAATTATAATGTGCAGCCATGGCAGCAGAAGTACCTGGATTATTTCAAGCTTACATTCTTCTTGATCGGGATAAACCCTGCCGATATTCTTAATTGTACGGATGAGAATGTTGTAGACGGAAGATTACTGTATAGACGAAAGAAGACGGGAAGACTGTATAGCATCAGACTGGAACCGGAAGCTATACAGATAATAAATAGGTATAGAGGAAAGACAAAGCTAGTCAATTTCTCAGAGAACATGAGAAACTACAAGCAATTTGTGTGCAAGGCAAACAAGGGACTAAAGGCAATAGGCCCTGTCACTAAAGAAAGGAACGAGAAAAAGAAAGCTCATGATTTTCAGAAGGAATATCATACAAAGCATAATCCTCTGTTTGATCATATCTCTCTGTATTGGGCTAGGCATACGTGGGCAACAATAGCCTTCTCCATAGGAATACCCGAAGAAATCATTGCCGAAGCATTGGGACATTCCCATGGAAACAGGACAACAGCTATCTATATTGACAAGAGTGTTGCCAATATAGACGCTGCAAATAGAAAAGTATTGGATTACGTTCTATATAAGGAGCAACCAAAGGACTAACCCTTGGAAACTCCTTTCGAACCAATTAAATTATCAGACCATTGGCCTTCATGAAGTTAACCATTGCCCTGTTCTGTGGCAAAAGAGCAGGGATATCCATTCTGTTAGCCTTATACAAGTTGGTAGCAGAATTATACATATCCCAGGCAGTTACAAACTCCTTATCGTGATAGGCCTCCAGCATATCCTCTGTAAAGAGTGTAATCTGTGACTGATTGAGAGGGTAGGTGATATTCTCACGAATAGACTTTCGTGATGTATCTGCCTTTACTCTGGTAGCAGTCATCAAACCAATGAGCAAGAACATCTGTTCTGCAGTAATGCGTGTCTCCTTCATCTTGGCAATACGCTCACGATCAGTCTCAATAATGTGCCGGGCATCGACCAGCCATGACTTTAATGTATCAAGCATTGCTGCCACTTCCATACCGGAACCCTTCTTGCCCTTTTCGGAATAGCTGGACATATACAGTTCTGGAGAGAGCATACACTGATTGTGGCAAATCATCACATTCGGACCGAATCCAATCTGAATACCTTTCTGATGGAAGGCTACGGCCACATTAGTAGTAGTTTCATCATTATCAAAATCAGTGATACGAATATTGGCATAAACTCGGCGGAGAATATGCGCCTCTACCGCATGCTGACCTTTGACCGCTTCCACTTGTGGGAGGCGAACCACTCCAGGCGACTGACGGTCTCTGTTCTGTGCTGCAAACATATCATAAACCTCCACATTGTAGCCGAGCTCTGTACACTCATCAATGACCTTATTGAAAAGGTCAAAGTGATAGATGCCACGGAGCGGATTTCCGTAAACATCATCCTCACGGTGTGTGCGACTCAACTGTTCGAGAGTGATAGCTTGGGTCTTGGCTTTCTCGAAATCAAAGAACTTGTCTTCATTAACTGAAGAAGGAACTGCTACCATATCCTCGGCAGCCTTACTCAAATTTGTTGCTGTTGTCATAATCTTTAATATTTTAATTGGTTACAAATTATTTCAATGGAATGCCTGCTTCTTCAAGAAGCTTGATTCTCTCTTCCTTTGTTGCTTTTGTCAAGTTTGTCTTTTTGACAAAATTCCCGGCAGAGTCTCTTGTTATAAGAAAAACATAGTCGGCATGATTGATCCAACTTCTCTGACACTCCTCACGATAGGCACTGGCCTCCTCGTAAGTCTCAAACCCGCTCTTTGTGTCATACATTGAATCATCGCGGGTAACATACAAGCTACTAGTCTTCATTTTTAATCTCAATTATGTACATTAATTCTTTCTCTAAAACATCCTTGTCTTGGTAAGGAGAATCGTACTTATATACGACTGCATCATCAAGATAAGTTCTTACTCCCTTCATGAAGCCATCTTGTAACACAGAGTTATCTGTTATGTAGACTGCCAGGAAGAAGCCGTTTCGCTCCTGTGTATCTCCTAGGCCAACTGCACTGAAATGACTTCTGAAAGTAGTACCCTGCAACTCGTCGAATGAATACTGTATCATAAGTCTTTTCATCATTTCAAAAAATACTGCTACTTTAATTGCTTTCATATAAGTGACTTATCCGTGATGTCGAGGGCTTATTTTTATTAATGTTTCATTGCTAAATCTACTATCGCTACGACAAGTAGAAAAATTAATCCGTTTATTAAAAGAATGGTATCCATATCTACTTAAAATTAAAGAAGTCCTTAATCTGTTTCTTCTCGTCATCGCTGGCATTCAAGATGTCCTTCACTATGAAATCCGCAAGTGGAGCTAATACTGTATTCATAGCATCAATCAGTTCTCCCTGCGCTCCAAGTTTAGAAAGAACGCCTGCATATTCACAAAGAAATTCATGTGACGAAATGAATCCCATTTCATAATTCTTTTTGATTTCCTTAATTTCTTCCATCTTTTTAAGATTTTAATTGGTTCAACATAATCTGTGGTTAGTCAAAATAACCACTCTTTCTATATGCAAAGGTACAAAAAAAATGTGATATATGCAAATATACCACACTTTATTTTAGTTAAAAATACTAAATTTAACTCGCTGAGTATCAAAGAGTTATACGCTTTTGTAGATGCTGCTTAATGTAATGATTTTTGTAGCTTCGCCAATCTTGTCTATCAGATTGGTTACTGCTTCATCCACTTCGCACAAAGCATTATACACATCGTTTGGAACATTATCCATTTCCAAACCATTACTACTCATTTTCCAAGTTTGGTTTAGCTGCCTTGCAGCATCCACCATTAATTTAATGTCCGTCATATTTCTAAATTTTAAATGAATATCCTACTAACTGCCTGGCAGAGCCATCCCATCATGTAGCAAGGCTCTTCGTCTTTCAAGTCTATACCTAGTGATTCGCAGATATGAGTGACAACATGAAACATTTCGTGTGTGACAGTATTCACGAACTCATATTCCGTTGTGGTCCTACTGACCGCAACCACGCTCTTTCTACCTGCAAGATTGGAGTAGGTTAGACCTGTGTTCGGTATTCCTCGTAAGCAATGCTCCCTTGCGCTTTCGACTGCCTTTTCTGTGCAGCCTATCTGCACAAGGGAGTTGCATACCTCATCGGTATCTGATGATTCCAAACCGTAAAACACAAGAACTTTCCAATCGTACTTTTCTAGATATATCTCTTGACTTATCATAAAATATCATCCCATGGAATGCCGATGCCATTATGGTTGCAATCGGCATAAAATCTGTTAAAGATGAAGCCATCCTTCTGATCGGTATCATCAACCATATCTTTCACGAACAAAGCCATGTGAGCTTCGTCCTCGATGGAAGACTTATAGAAATCAGCCTTAACCATGTTTGCCACATAGACATGATCATAGCCTACATTATTTTCAAGTGTCACTCCCTGCTTGGTAAGGATGGATTCAACCTTCTCCTTATCCATATAGTCAACCTCCTCATCCTTTTTGGTGACTGGGTTGTATTTTCTCATCTGACTGACTGCCCATTCGCAAGCCTTCTTGTTGAAGTGCCAGCCATTATATCTCAGATATGCTATCATTCCTTCTGGCTTCATATCGTAAGCATCCAAAGGTATTCTACATTTTCCCATAGCTCTTTCTTTTAAGGGTGGCAGGGAAAATACCCCCACCACCGAATTAAACATTAGTAACGTCCACCGCCACGGCGACCATAGTAACGTCGCTCTCCATAGCGGTCTTCGTCGCGCCAATCATCATCGTCCCACTTGTCACGATAGTCCGGCATCGGCATACGGTTTCCCATACGCTCGCGCTTCAAACTATCCAAGCACTTCATAACCTTACCACCTGCTCGAACCATTTCCTCGCAGTTGTCAACAAGCTCATCGAACTTGTTTTCCGTAATTTCTACCATATATCCCATAGCAATTACTTTTTAAAATTGTTACCACTGCTCAAAGCCTTAGACAGCATGGACTCAATATTGGATAGCGTACCCTTCATGCCACTAACCTCTGATTTTAGGTTATTGATGTCCTGCTCCTGCTGCTTCTCCTTGGCAATCTGTGGGTTGATTCTAGTGAGCATTTCCTCGCAGGAGCTTATGACTCCATTATGGTAATCTACACTTTCCACGACTCCCTTGGAATGCCGCAACATAGCATCAATCTCAGCGCACATAGCTTCCCTGCTGTCACTGACAACAACACCTTCATTGCCGAAGTTTACTATCTGTGCCGTTGAAGGCAACTTTTCAAAGTTTACTTGCTGGTCTTCTACTTGCACCTTAACATCTACCGTAGTTTCTAATGTCGGTGTTTGACCAGGCACGTAGCTTGGGTATTTCTGTTGAGGATTGCTAACCGATATTACTTGACCGATTCTTAGTGTCGGCTTTTCTCCTCCCTTGTCTAAGATGTAGAAGAGAGAAGACTGTCTTAGTCCTTGAAACATTTTCTTTCTCTTTTAATGGAGCAGATGTTGCCACCTGCTCCGTAGTTAATACTCCATTAGCCGCCTGTAGGCTGCTGAAACCCAAGCAGTCGGATAATACCGCTCTTCTTATTGATGTATGCCAAAGCCTCCGTAGTTTCAGAAACGTTAGCTCCCGTCACTGCCTTTCCCACATGATCAACAACTGGCACCTTTGTTGTGCCGGAAGTAGTTCCGCTAGTGTTAGCAGTTCCGTTAACAGTGGTCGAACCACTATTTGGAGTTACGATTGTAACAGGAAGTGTCGCACTTGCAGCGGCAACTCCTTGATGTATCTTCAAGAGTACAATGCACTCGCAAGGCAAAGCATTGTAGTAGCAAGGATTGATACCATAATCTACACTAGCATCTGTGACCTGCTGAGCATTTGTCTTCAGCTCATAGATACCGCCTACATCAATAAGTTTGATTTGGTTTCTCTGACCGATTGGAATAAATGGATTGAATGGATATAAAGGGAACATAGTTACCTCCTTTCCTAACAACCGCATCCTACAGTTGAACGAGAAGCCGCTACATCACCTGCATAAGCTCCCATGGCGGCAGCAGTATAAACGTCCTTGTTGAATACTCCGTACTGAGGGTACTGAACACTGATGGTATTAGGCAACTTGCACTTGATGCCAGCCACCTCTGCCTGCAGTGCAGCCAAAGCTGCATTTACTGGTGTGATAACCTGTGCCTGATAAGCCTGCAAAGCCTGTGTCTGATGCTCGTTTGAAATCTGAGCAAGCAGGGCACTATTCTTCTCTCTCAAAGCATCGAGCTTATCCTGCATTGCCTGTGTCTGCATCTGATCCAACTTAGCCAAGACAGACTGATTGTTAGCATCAGCCTTGTCACGGAGCATCAAAGCATTGGCATTTGCCGTATCATTGATGGCGTGGGTCTGCTGACAGATAGACAACTTGAGGTTGCCATCCATTGCAGTTATGGCGTTATTGGTCTTGCAGCAGCATTCTGCCAACTGAGTAGCGATGGCATTGTTACCCTGCATGATAGCAGTCAAAATCTGATTAGCATTCATGCCCATCTGATTGCCGAGGTTGCAAATCTGATGACCTAAGCCATTGATTGCAGCCATGACTGCGTCACTTGATGTGTTGAGGGCTGTAGCCAAGCTCTGAACGTCGAAACCATTGCGCTGAACAGCCTGCATGATAACGGCTGTATTGGCATCATTGTTAAGCATTGGCACAACACCGCCCTGTCCGTTAGAACCCATGCAGCGATTACCTCCGAAGAACCCCATACCATTATTGCCCATAAGGATGAACAAGAGGAGGATTGCAAAGATGTCTTCACCCCAACCATTTCCGTTTCCACGGTTGTTCAAGAGTGCAATAAGACCTGGGTCAACACCCTGTCTCTGCATGAGTGCAGGAAGCATAGCCAAGATTCCATTAGAGCCTGTGCCGCTTGTGCCGCTCTCTGGATTGAACACGTAAGTTTTACTTTCCATATCCCGAATTTTTAATTTAACCTTAATATTTAACTAACACTATTTGTAACGTTACGTGTGCAAAGTTAGAAAATTGTTTTGAAATAAGCTATAAGGCTATCATAGTTTTCGTTAGTGGCTATAAATCAGTGGTTTATGGTGATAGTAGGTAGGCTCATTTTTTATCCTCTTAGAACAGAAGAATTTACTTTGCAAACAAAAAGGGCGACCGCTCATCACGAGTAGTCGCCCTAGTTATCCAAAATAAATCTCAAAACCTTAATTAAACAACTTTTCTAAGATTCTTTCTTTTTCTTCCTTGATATATATAGTAAGTACATAACTATGAGTATAAAGCAGAACCAAAACATCTGCCCCGTTTTTAAGAATATCTTCTGCATACTTGACAGAGATTTCTCTTTTATAGAAGGAGCGTCAATCTTATAGAACTGAGAGGTACCAATCTTTGATAAGGAGTCACATCTTCCTCTGTAATATATAAAGCTATCTTTGTATGCTTTATATGTACTGATGGTATCGAGGAGCATTCTTCGTTCCTTTTCAAATAAATAGTGACTCTCGTAATGAAAACGATCTTCACCAATCTTATTCCCTTGCGCATCATATCGGGTTGCTGTGCTATCTTTTACATAGCTGCTATCTTTGGTAGCCTTTTCTGTTTCTCGCTTTTGGATATGTTGCCATTGCTCGAAGGCATAAGACAATCGGGTAGTGAAGAGGGAATCGAATTTCTTTTCACTCTGCTTGTCTGTGATGAAGGTTTGTGTAGTTACTGCTCTAGGAGTACTGCACCCTAAGACAGAAACAAGCGCAAGACCTACCACTAGGGTAATGGTTGCCCATTTCCAAAATCTTATATCATACCATTTCATCATTTATTCAATTTTAGATTATTATACGTAATGTAGCTAAGTCTGCGAAGCCACCCTTTAAGAAAACCTTTCTGGTCACCGACTGCAATTCTCTTTAGATAAGCTTTTCTATCCTTCTTGAAGGCTTCAAATAGTCTTTCTCCATTGGATTTATTAATGGCATACAGCGTCTTATTACCGATGATACCATCTGCTGTGATACCTAATACAAGTTGCAGATGTTTTACCGCTTTGCTGACTCCGCTATTATAAGCGAAGTCTACTAGCATATTGGCTACGCTCTGATCCTGTATTTTATCTGCCTTGCAAGCATTCCAATAGTTCTGCTTGAAAACTCGATGAAAGTCTTCCTCAGTAAGGCGTTTTACGTCTTCTTCATTAAGAACACCATCACCATTCTTGTCATACCCGACTCTTCTCCAGGTAGCAAGGGTGATGCCGTATTTTGTTGCTTTTCCACGATCATATTTATTGTTAGTATACTTATCTGTTTCCCAACTTAATATGAATGGGACTAAAATTTCTGATTTTGCCATAATTATATAAATTTCCATAAATAACCACCTGCACTCCTAACTGTTGCAGTATGATTTCCACATGATACTACTTTATTTAAAGCCGCTGCCGAAATGTTAGAATGAGGAATACCTGTTATACGTTCCGCTTCATGAGTTGATTTGAATACAGCTATCAAAACCCCATCTTTGGAATATTGAGACACGGCTTTACATCTTTCATTGTCTCTATATTCTAACATTTTTTGTTTGTATTTGGCAAATGTAACAGGGTTACCTATATTTTCTTTAGCTGTAACCCATCTTAAATTTTCAACCCTATTATCGTACCTGTCGCCATTTATGTGGTCCACTTGCGGAAGATTATTTGGATTCGGGATAAATGCTTCTGCAACCAATCTATGAACAGAGTATTTTATTTTTATTTTATCTCTCAATCCAATTCTTGCGTACCTACCACTCATGTTTGGAGTTAAAATTTTCTCAGTTTTAATGGTTCCATTTCTAGGTAGCGATTTAACACGACCGAGATTACTTATTTCGTAAAGTCCTTCGTAATCTTTTATTGGTTTCCATATTTCAGCCATGTTTACTTCTCCTCCTCGCTATAATCATTTCTTTGAATAATGCAGCCAAATACAATAATGCTTACTATAATAGCTGCCACCATAATAATCGCTAACATCATATCTTTTCCTCCTTTTCCGTGTAATTTAGATAGTCTGACAAATATGGAATCTTCTCGATAAATTTGAAGCGCATGAGATAATAGAGGAAACTCACTACATACCAAGGTGGTGTTCCCTTTCGGAAAATCTGTTTCAAGTTCTTAAGAATATTGCATCCGTAGAACCATAATACTAGGTACGAGATAAAGGAAACGCATTGGACCGAGCCTTCCATTTGTCCTTTGAATCGCCCGATTGCATATACTGCTGCACAAAGAACGAAGAACACGGTAGCGTGACCGATGCACACAACTGCTTTCTTCAACTCGAAGTTCTCTCCTTTTGCAATCATGCCACTAAGATAACCGAAAATAAAGTTGAGGGTGAAGACGATCATAAGCGAAGACAACTCGCCTTCAATCGGTTTAAGATAGGCGAGGAGTGCAAGAACTACGCCTACAACAATATCTTTAATTCTATCTGCCATACTATAACTATTTGATGATTAAACAATAACGCTGCAAATATACAACAAAATATTTAATCATCAAATAGATTTCACGAAAAAGTGCAAAACTTTATTCTAACATATAAAAAAGAGAGGCAATCACTTACCTCTCTTACTCAACTTGTAAGGAATACTTACATGTTCAACTATTATTTTCTCTTACTCTTAATGAAGTGCAGTATATCCCACTTCTTAAAATATCGGGTGTGCCCTCGCTTTTTGCATTCTCCGTTCGGAATGTCACCTCTAGCAACCATTCTATTCAATGTTGCATCAGAAACGTGAAGCTTCTCCTTGACCTCCTCGGTGCTCAACATAGGGTTGAGAGCATACGGCAGATAGTTCTCACAAAGGTCTTCTATCTCATCGCTGCTCATTCCGCAAGCAGTTACCTTCTCCCCTCTCTTCTCTTGCTCGTCTGCTCGAAAGCAAGAGTCAGACAACGATTTTAATAACACTCCCAAGGTGTGATAACCAAATAACTTTCCCATATCATTATAATCTAGAGATTAAACTTTGACAGCCCTTGCCTGAGTAATACTTATCGGCAAAACCATATACATAAAATATAATGGTCATTACAAGTATTACAACATTAGATTCCACCATTTCGTTGGTGGTAAAAACATTCCAGTATACAATATGGATAGCATTTATCCCAAATAGGTAGATTATCATCGGAATACGCCATCTGTAGCAGAGCCAAAAGAATCTGCTAGCAAGTATAAGCACAAGCGGATGGATGTAAACTGAGAAATAGATAAATGCTGCCGATACCCAATTCTCCTTAAACCATACGCACATTTCTTTTTCATGAGACGCAAATGTTACCATGCATGCAATATGAAAAAGCATGATAAACAGAGGCATCACTTCACAATAATACTTAAACCAAGTGAGTAGCTTTACGCTGTAGCCTCTACCTGCAAGGATAATGACGTTTATCATTTCGCTAACGTCCATGTCCTTAAACATTACTCTTGACAACTGTACAACACCGACTGATTGAACTAACCGATGGACTTCATCTTCTTCCTCTTTAGTCATAAATTCTTCTCCTTTTGTTTTTTTTTGTTTATTATTTATTCTTAGTTCCTCATTCTTAATAATAAGGAAAGTGCTGCAAAAATAAACAATACTGCACAAAAATATTTATTTTGAGCAAAAATTTAAAGTTAAACTTTGCTAAAGTAACAATCTGAAAGTAGATGGCTGCAAAAATAGCGTTAGAACGGTTTCCTTACCAAATTCTAACGCTATTAGTGTTTATCCTATCAAAACCTCAAGGCTCTCCATATCAGCGAACTTCAAGCCGCAATCTTTCGCTGCCTTGAACAACTCATTTTCGTCAACTGCCTCGATGGCTACCTCTACCTCCTTGTCGGCAAGTTCCTTGAAGTACTTCTCTGTCTTCTGCTTCTGACCAAAAAAGTACTGATTGACCTCCGCAAACTTGGCTGAATCGTCCTTGGTGTATTCGTAGCCCTCATCGGCGTGCTTCTGCTCTAGCTGTTGGCACTCCTGAAGCTTGCGCTGCATCTCCTCGAACTTATCGTCCTTCATGCTCTCCTGTGCTTCCTCCACATCCTTGTCGTAGGTATCGGCTACGTGGCGCAGAGCCTTCATATTCTTCCAAACTCGCATAGCGGCATCATCACTCATTGATGATGTCTTCAATGCCTTCAATGTTCTGTAGGCTGCAACAGCCTCGATTGTCTTAATCTTTTTCATAATTGTTTCTTTATTTTTATGTTATACAATATTCTTCGTTTGTTACTTCCGTAATAACTAAAACTAGCTAGTTGATTACCAGTACTATTTATTTACACTACCACTATCTACACCTTCGATAGTATCTTTGTTACGAACTCGAACATTAGCATTAATACTAAGTTCATTTACAGTAGCTTCTACATTAGAAGTCATACTTACAATTTTAGTTACTTTAATTTCCATTGTGTTTAAATTTTAATTATAATATTAATATTATGATTTATATATTGGTAAAGTATGCATTCCACTAACTTCTCCAACAAATTTAAAATCAAATGCTTCATAATAAGTATCATGGTCTCTTCTATCAGAATCTAAAGTTAAAGCTATATTCCAATTATTAATTTTATATTGAGGATAGTCTTCTATCTTATTTACAATAGGTATCTGTGTTGTAGTAAAACCACCATATTCATTTTCTGCATCTTCTTTTGTAGCATAAGCAGTTAATATTACATTTTCTGTACTTACTTTTAAATAACGTTTTGGAGCATAAACATTTATATCAGTTGCTACAGGTATTGACAGATTATCTAATTCAGTTTGACCAAATGAACTTATATTAGCTCGTAAATTTACTAACGAAGTAGTACCAAAATCTAACGTAAAACTAAATTCTATATATTTATCTGCTGATACAATATATCCATTATTACCATCTATATAATAATGTCCTCCATAATACGTATTAACAGTAAAATTAGTAACTTTTACTTCTACTGTAGTATAATATGTAGGTTTTCCTTTAGTACTTATAGTAACTTTATTAAATAGATAGCCAGAAATATCTATAGTTTGTCCAGTAACATCATTATTTATAGGACAAGGTGTTACAGATGTATAAAAATAATTATCATCAACTCCACCAACAGGACATAATAGTCCTGCTATATAAATTTCATCATTAACTTCACTTTTAAAACCTAAACTATTACTACCATTGTTACTATTAATGGATTGATTTTTAAAATTAACAATAAACTCACTATCAGGTATTTCATCATTATAACTAACAGAAGCATTATTTATAGGAACAGTACCTGAAAGATATTTCATACGTTTTTTGGTTTTATTATATATACATACAGCAGGATACCATTCTTTATTAAAAGCAGATAATAAAGCTAGTATATCTTCAAAAGATATAGTATTCTTTGAATTTATAGGTTCATATCCAAAATAAAATCTTAAATAATAAGTTTGGTCTAAATATATAGTATCTCGTATACCAGTAGAAAAACGTATAGGGTCTTGATAACTATAATCTTCGGTATTATAACCAATAAAATCACTAAGTCTATAGGGAGATTGACTAGTTCCAAAAGGCATATTATAATTCCATGCACCTTTAATACTTAATTCTTCAAATGAACTTACTGTATTAATAGTGTATACTTGGTCACTTAAACTATTATTACCTAACCACCAACCTCTACTTGAAGAACTCCAACTTTGTTTATCTGAATTTAAAGTATCTGTAACAAAAGGTTTATTATAAAGATTGACAGGTTTATATTTAGAATATGGATTTAAATTCACACTCTTACAAAGAGTAGCAAGGTCATTGCTACTCTCTCCAAGAGCTTGTTTAACATCATCAATGCTAACAGGAGCACTAATAATTCCAGTTTCACTATTGTAAGACATAATCTTTATTTTTTAAATATTCAACTTTAGTTTCTAATTCTGTTACAACTTCTTTAGTAACAACTCGCTCTACTGTTACATTGAACACTTTCGCAAGCTATAATATAAATCGTTCCATACGCTTAATCTTTAGAACTTAAAACACTAGGCAAGGCAGCTCTATAAGAGCCACCCTGCGTTAAAGCTCACGATACTTACTCTGCTGCCTCGCTTTCCATATTAGCAGCGATAGCGGAATTAACCTCCTTAATCAATGCTGATACCTCACTGAGCTTGCTCTGCGGAACACCGCTGATGTTGTAGGTCAGTTCGCTGCCGTTGGAGCTGGCATTCGCGTTGCCGAGATAATTACCATTTGGGTCACCATAGATACTCATATTGATGCTCTCAATGTTGCCACCCGTCTTGTCAACATTGTAGGTGATTTCTACTCGATAGCCGCCCTTGGTATAAGTAGCAGCTGTCTGTTCACTCTTCTTGTTAATCTTTAAATTCTCCATTTTCTAATCTAATTTAATGAATTAATATTCTTGTTATCTAATCTCTTCTTGTTGCAGTCTTTCTTATCTCCACTCAATCGCTGAACCTCTGATTCGAGGAAGACCACCCGAGCCTTCAACCTGCTGACCTCATCGCCCACCTGCTCGATAGCACCGAATGCCGTTGCAATCAGCTTCGGAGACCAGTAGTTAATCTTGTAGTAGCCCTTCTCGTCCGTCTCCACGATGTCCTTTAAGTGAGGGTTGCACAAGACGTGTTGGGCAATCCAACCGATAGACCTTGTGTTGTCCTTCTTCCAAGCAAAGCCGAATGTGCCACCCATTGCCTTGATGATACCCAAGTAGTCCAGCTTCCGCAAATCCTGCTTCAAGCGGATGTCAGAAGATTGATAAGCTGTAACTCCACCTTTAGCAAGACAATTACCACCGATAGTAGTATTACCACCGATAGTAGTAGTACCAGTAACATTAATGTTACTAAAATGAGCATTACCGCTTTGATATATATACCAATAAATAGAACCATTTTGACTACATATATCTTGAACTTTCACAAAATTACTATTATTAGCATTACCTAAATATAAATCACCACCACTACCTCCAATTCTAGCTCCACTATCAGGAGTTATGGTTGTAATACCTGGAAATTTAAGTGTACCATTACTTCTTTTATTAGAATAATAATTAAATACAGTTCCATCGGCTATACCTAAATATATAGCATTAGCAACAGTATCATATTTAAGACCAGCCCAATCACTATACTCCCAGTCGACTGCTCCAAAACGAATAGCAGCACCAGTATTAAATACTACTTGGTCTTTTATAGCTGATATACGAGCATTAGCATTTACATTATTATTTAATATTATAGCTCCGTTTTCAGAATCACTATTGTTTATATATATAGTTCCATTAACATTACCAGTACCATCAAAACTTTGACCCCAAATAGTTCTTGCTGTTGCAAGTTTGGTTGCAGAAGCTACATTATCAGAAATTAACGCTAATGTACCATTATGCGATGGCAAATAAACTGAATTTCCATAATTACCAGTAGTTTGTAATCTAGTAGAAAAATCATATTTACCGCTATTATCATTATGAAAGTCAATATATTTACCTACTTCCATTACTCCATCGTTTTCTATACTAGGTATATGTCCATAGGGTGCAACATTACTGCCATTAACTTGATAACCATCAACAGTATCAGCATTGCCAGCACTACTAGCATAATTAACACTAATATTTGAAATACTTTTGGTAGTTCCACCAACTGTTATACTAATTCCCTTATCAGAATTAGATAGAGCAGTAAGAAGTCCATTAGCATGATAACCGTCTAATTTATCAGCATTACCTCCATTTGCAGGAAGAGTAGTAGGTATTTGACTAGTTAAAGCTAAAGTACCTGTAGCTCTAGGAACAGTTATATCGTGTGCTATAGTTTCTGCACTAGAATTTGTATTATACCATCTAAAATGAATTTGCTCATTTGAAGCATCATCACCTACCGCTATTTCTAAAGTTCCACTATTAGCAGAAGTTTCTAAATGTCTAATCCATCCACTATCATTATTTGAATTACCATTATATGGGTCAGCAAATGCTATACCGTTAGAATAAAGAATTGTTCCACGGCATGAAGTATTATGTGCTAATCCGCTAGGCGTACCTGCTACAAGAGTAAGTCTATTATTATTACCTCCAGCAGTACCGACACCTTGAATCCAAATACGCTTGTTATTCATAACAAGTTGTTTATCAAGGTTTATGTTTGTATTATCAAACCATAGTTTAGCAACTTTAGTTTCGTCACTATTATATATTGCTATACCACTTACATTGACATTATTGGCAGATTTAATACAAAACGTACCACCAATATTGTGGTCTCCAATATAAGCATCGTCTCCTACTAAATACCAAGTATAATTAGCAAATTTAGGATAACGACTATCACTAAGTCTACTATCATTAATAGTAACATAGTTTGCTAAACTTTGATGAGAAGTAAGATAAGTTCCTAAATCTACAGCAGTTCCACCACTAGCAGCAATGGTTTTAGTAACACCGTTAATCTTTACACTATGAGTATGACTAGTTGCCGACTTACCACTAAGAAGTGAATCTACACTACTTTTGGTATAATAGTTAGCAAGACTTTGGTGAGAAGTTAAAAATGTAGCACCTTTAGTAAATGTAATACCCTTTCCGCTTTTAGATACAGACGTGATAGCATTCCCACTTCCACTTACAGATATTGCATTAACGTAACCATCAAGTGACTGATGACTAGTTAAGAACGTACTACCTTTAACTACGCTGATAGTAGTACCATTCTTGGTGACAGACGTAACCGCATTACCGCTACCGCTGACAGAAATAGCAGTAGCACTACCACCTTCCAAGCTAGAGATACGAGTATCAAGAGCCTTGATGGAGTAGGCAGAAGCTATCTCAGACAGCGATTCGCTAGTAAGCTTCAAGGCACTTGAATAACTCTTTACACTGCCGTTCAAGCCGCCACCACCGCCCGTGGTAGAAGCTCCTGCTCCGTATGCCGTGATACCACCTGTGGTATAGAGATTGCCATCAATTTTGATAGCCTTGTTTGTGGAATCATACGTGAGCTTAATGCCATGGAAGGAGATTGCGCCCTCGAAGGTAGCATCGCCCGATACACCAAGTTTAGAGAATGGTGCGTTTGGCTTCAAAGACACAAGGTCGGCAACGCTCGTTCCTGCACTTCCTTCCTTCCAAGTCGGCTCGAAGAAGATGAGGTATGCGCCAAGATTCTTTTCGCTGATGATAAACGATGTAGGGTCTGCGTGAACCTTTCCGCTCACATCCCACCAGATAGCACCATTGGCAAGGTAGCCAGAGCCGTCGAAGCGGATGAGGGAGGTTGCAGGGGTAAGATTTCCGCTATTATAGTCCTTATCCACCATCTGACCGCCCCACCACGTTGCGATACTCTTCTTTCCTCTGTTCGGGTCTATTGCTCCGTTGATACCGCTCTGAACGTTTCCGTCTCCGTCTCTCAGCGCAAGGAGCGTTGTCATTACAAGACCACCGTCAATATCTGTAGTCTGACCGAGCGCATCCTTGAGATACTTGTAACCTGCGAGGTCTGTGATATTCTGCTTCAAGTCACCATATATCTTGCTAGTGATATAGGCGTTTGCCAAGCCAAGTTTGTCATAGAATGCGCTGTATGCGGACTGAAAGTTGGTGAACTTCATTCCCACGGCTGAGACGATAGCAGCCTTGCCGTCGGTATCAGTCTCATTGTATCTTTTAGATATATCTGAAAGAAACTTGATGAGTTCCGTTTTGGCACTCGTGAGGGTAGCAAAAGCGGTGTTGAGGTCAGTGAGTTCCTTGGTGTCCTTCAGTACCTCTGCATCCTTCACCTCATTATACGACTTCTGTGCAGCCGCAAAATCATCCTCAAGTCGCTTAGAATCCTGCGCCATTGCCGCAATCTCGGAAGGCTCTAGGTAGCCATCGGTAACATAATTATCGAATTCCTTCTTATTATCAGTGACCGTATTTCCGAGGTTTTTAATGTCCGTCTGTGCGGTCTGTGCCGCCTTCTGAGCATCTTCTGCTGCCTTTTTGGCTGCGTTGGCAACGGTATCATCGGTGTATTTAGATGCTTTAATCCAATCACCGATGGCGAACTGAGAACCTGCCGCTTTGTTGGTCTGACAGCGCAATACCTCATTCTTGTAGGTACTGCCGTCAGAAGGATAAGTGGCATTAACCCATATATCGCCAACCTGATAAGGTGTCGTAGGCTGAACGCTGAACACCTTCATTTTCCCGTTTGCGGTCTCCTGTGCCATTCTTGCATCGGAAAGGGCTTTGGCGATGTCGGTATCTGTAATGATAGTCCACTTATAGGTGTTGCTATCCTTGGCAAAGCGGTATGCCTTGCCCGTCTTGTTGTTGTAGTAAAGGTCGCCAAGATGGATTTCTTTATCCTTATCGGTCTTCCAACTGATGGCTGGGGCATTCTCCAAGGTAGGCACACCATCATAGAACCACGTTTCGATAGCACCATCCACCTGATTCTGCAATTCGCCAATCTTCTTGAAATACTGAGACAATTCCTTACCATCCACAGTGGATTTAGCGGAAATCTTAGCCTTAACAGACATTTGCTTAGTGCTGCTATCATATCTGATATAAGAGCTGCCCTCATAGCCATTCTCCTTTGTAGGTCTATCGCCTACATACATATCACCATAGACGTTGAAGAATGCCTTGTTATTCTGCTTATTCACACCATATTCCACGTACTCCCTATTGGCAAAGGAATAGCTGTTGATGCCGTGATAGAGGCTGATGGATGGCGAATAGGTATCTACCGCCGAGAAGATAAGGCAGTTCTGACGTTCTACATCGGTTCTATTACCGCACTGGTTGAGCACATCACCTTTAGCAGGTACGTCGCTTGCCGTAGCGCAATCGGTATCAGAGAGGTCGATATAATGATACTTCTTTCCTTCCAGCTCTACAGGGTCTTCATCACGACCGATTACCAATCGCCAATAGAAGTGATTGCCATCCTTGTGATAAGTGCCCTTTCGGACGTTGAATGATTCCGAGCGCACTTGGTCGCCAACAGCGAAATCATTATCCACGGCATCGCCTTCCTGCTCTGCTAAGAAATAGCAACGATAAGCCTTCTGTGACACATTATTATATGTCACAGTAACCTCTTCTACCTTATGAGCCACCACGCCGCCAGCAGGAGAGATTATCTCCTTACCGCCAATGGTGGATGTTTTATTGATGACCAGCTCCTCGAAGATAGCCTTCATTCTTACCTCCAAGTAATCTGTGATGAGGTGCGAACGACCTTCTGCGTCTGGAGTCCACGAGCCTCCGTTCTCATTGTTGGAGTTACCGACATGCAACCCACTAAAGAACTTCTGCACCTTTTCCCAAGTAATAGTACCGTGTGCGGTGTTATCCTGCAGCCTAGATACAAACTCCATCCTAGAACGTCTAGCAGAATAAACGTTGCTATCGGATGCAGGAGTGGTATCGTTCATGCCAATGACATAGACACCTCCACCATTACCGCTTCCTGTGCCGCCTATCTGCATTCCATTCACCTTAATGGAGTCAACCTTGTCTTCCAACTTACCCAACCGGCTTGTTGCAGCCTTTTCGCCTACTGTGTACTGAGGGTGGTCGTAAGGAATATCCAAAGGTATCTCCATTCCGATGATACGAGAGTTTCGGTAGTGCTTGCCATCCGCAGCCACCTGCGCAAACATATCATTAATCAGCTTTACCTGTTCACCGAGAGGATGGTAATCGTATATCCCATCATTGTAGAACTTGTCACCATCCATCGTGCAGGTGAAGTTTGAATTGCTGATCATGGTCTTCTGATAGTACTGCTTCGCTCTATCGAACAGAGATAACTGAGCAGTAGGGATGAGGTCCGTATCTGTAATCTTGGTTGCGTCCCAATTGAACAGGAAGAACCTGTCACCTTCCTTCGGGCACATAAGACTATCGGGGAGTGTTCTTCCGTAGGTGTCGTTAGCCACTATCTCGAAAAAGTTCTCCTTGTCGATAATCTTGAAACTAACATCGAACTCCATACCCATGAGGGCACCGCTAGTGAACTTGATACCTAGAGTGAGGTTGCTCTTTATCCAACTAGCTTCAAAGCTTTCAGCGAAGGAGTCCGTTGAACCAACCTGCCAAAACGTCTGTGTAGTCTTAGTTCCATCATCATTATCAACAGTGCTATCGTAGGTCTTGATTCTGCTCACCCTGCATTCAACCTTCGGGTATTCTTCCTCGAACATCACGACACCTTCGATAGCCTGCTTGTCGTTCTTCACGACATTCACATTCTCCAGGTAGCCATCCTTGGCATAGAAACCATCACTATCTACTTCCTTGTTAGGGAGCATGAGGTAATCGGTAGCTACACCATCGGTGGTGACGTCCGCATCGGCACCAGTGAAATATCCCTTCGGAATATTTCTGTCTGAGCCGAATGCATACAGTCTCGTAATATAAGTTGACTTAGATTCCGAATAGGACATAGACAGAACATTAACATCCTGTTCGAATGTTGTCTGCCCTTCCATTTCGCAATATCCAAGGTATATAATAGAGCCATCTAT